TTAAATTAGGTCAGGCGCCAAGACGGCATCGCCACTGCCAGCGCCCTTGCCGCGTAGGCCGTCAGGCAAAGGCTGATCAGCCCACTTACGAACAGCCGGGCTCTTACGCTTGAGGTCTTCAAAGTCTTTCGTCGCTTGGCGGGCCTTGTCTTCGCTGGCCTTGAGGCGCTGCTGCAGATCGGCCGTGTAGTTGGCATTGCGCTTGGCCTCGGCCTGGAGCGTGGTAATTGTCTTCTGGCTTTCGGTGTTGGCGTCGGTGGCATCCTTGGCAGTCTTCATTTGCAGAGTCACCTGCCCTTCCAGCGCGAGGACGCGGTACTGCTGGATACCCACCAGCAGCAGGCCTACTAGACCGATGATGATTGCAGCGGCAATAGCATTCATACGGAATCCACCTTGCGGCCAATGAATCGGGTCACCAACTCGCGTATGGCCGTAACGCCGAGAAAGCCGATGGTTCCACCAGCGGCAACAGACAGACTGGGCGGCCATGCCATCCACTCGATCAAGCTTGAAGCAACCAAGCTGAGGGCACCGCAGATCAACGCTTCAAAGAAGATCCGGCGTTTGCTGGTTTCTTTGGCGTCATAGAGGATGCGAAGTAGAGAGACGACGATGGCCATAATCATGCCCTGCCACAGTGGGTTTGAAATGGCCGCCACGATCCTGGCCCATGTATCTGGTTTGTCAGGCATGGTGCGCATCCGGTCTCAACCCTTTCGGGATCTACAAAACAAAAAGCCCCAGCAATCGCTGGGGCTAACGATGAAAGTTATGCCTTGAATATACTCACCAAAAGGCCATTACCTCGTTGCACTACGAGCCTTAGCGATCGCTCGATTGAACATTTCATCAAACAAAGGATGCATATCATAAATACCGACATCGAAAGATGTTTCATCGTCGAGAAAAACTGTAACACCAGCTTCTGATCGCTCCATATGGAGCTGAAACAAGAGGATGCCCTGCTCAAGACCAATAGAGTCTGGGTCGAAGTTTAGACGGATGACAAATTGGATTTGTGAACTGGATACTCGAGGAAAAGCCGTGCGTGTAACACTTTTAAATCTGCCTTGCTCATCGAGCACACCAATCGCAACAGCGGGCTGATTCTGTACATCGATTAGATTGGAATTGGTTTCGGACAAACCAAGGTATTTCGCAAACTCTTTGCGCAATGTCAAAGCGGTACCACGTAAGCTTTTAAGATCCTGGTCATCATCTTCCAAGGACTTTCGATATGCGTTGGCGATTTCTGAAAATTTCGTCATCGTCTTGCTCCGCGATTTGAGCAATCACAATGCCACACGTGGGCACCACATCCAACAAAAAGCCCAGCGTTTGGCCGGACTAGATCATGAGTGGTGCCGCGCTGGTACAGCTGAACACCGTGCAATGAAAACAGGTGTTTATCAGGCCTGAAAGAACTTTCTACGCAGCTGCGCAAAAATCTCCCAAAGCACCGTCAACCCATGCCACCCCTTGGCGGATTATTTCGCGCGCGGACCGTTCCGACATCTTGTGAGACTCAGCGATCCGGACCATCGTCCACTTGAAGCCGAAGTACCACCAGATGAAATCGCCCATTTGCTGGTTGCGCGCGATCAGCCTTGCGATAGCCGCATCCACAAGCATTGCCGTTTCGTCGGTGATGACATAAGTCATCGCAGTCGGCTCTGGGCAGCACTGGTTCATCAGCGCCGCCAGCGGGGAGACATATTGCGGCACGCCCATGCCAGATATACGCCAAGAGCCCCAGTTTTCCAGCAGGTACTCGGTATCGCCCAAAGGCTTGTCGACATATGTACGTTTTTTCATGGTCAATCCCCTGTGTAATTCGCTCCACCGGCACCGCGGCGGTTGTTCTGGTTATAAATGGCGGCAGGTCCAGTCATCTGGGCCGGGCGCTTCAATTGTTCGATCTGTCGGTCGGCGGCCTGCAAGCGCATGCTCAATTGGGTCACCAACACTTCCAGCGGCAGAGGTTGACCTGTCTCGGCGGCGACCCAGCCAGAGGCGTTGCACTGCACGCAGGCCATTTCGTGGAAAACACCCTTGATCACAGCGCGACCTCGGCAGGCCGCGCACTGGGCCAGGTCGAGTTGGTCGGCGCGGAACGCTGGGCCGTGAGTCTTCTTCATTTAATGGACCGTCCCTTTTTGCGGCGCAGCCAAGGACGCGGCGTGTTGCTAACCGGGCGGTCTTTCTTCCAAAAACGCGCAGCACCATAGGATTCCAAAGCCTGAAGACACCCGGCAAATCCGAGATTCGGCGACCGGCACATCATCAGCTTTCTATCTGAAGTGGTCATTTTTAAACCTCGCCTATGGTTGATTCTTGAATAGGGTCACAGCCCTTATGTTCCGTGGCCTGTAGCCCGTTACCAGAATCTCCCGATCTAAAGCCGGTCAATGTCTGAATGCGGTTCAGGCCCTTTGAATCTAGATGCGCGTGCCACTTCTCAAGGGCATCGCGCTTGCGGCTCATCACGTCCGACTGGATGTACACCTCCACGTTGTGGCCCATCGCGTGGTTGATCAGCAGTTCGCCAATCAGGTGGTCGATGCCGATGTCTGCCCAGCCGGTGCGCGCGACCTTGCGCAGGTCATGGCTGGTCCACTCGCCCTGCCCCAACCGGGTGAACACGGCGCTCGCCTGGCCCTCGCTGAGCGCGTTGCCGCTGCGGGACGGAAAAAGGAACTGACCTCTGTACCCGCCGGCCAACTGAATGTCCCGATAGCTGATCAGCAGGTTGCGCACCTGGTCTGTCAGTGGCAGGTGATGCTCGACACCGGTCTTGGTGTTCTCGGCCGGGATGAACCATTCACGCTCTGCCAAGCTGATGTGCGACCAGCGCGCCTGCCGCGTCTCGCCGATGCGGGTGCCGTGACAGAGCATCATCAGCGCCAGCAGGCCGTCCGCCGGTTCGTCCTCGAGCACGGTCAGCAGGTGCGCGATAAGGTCCTGCAGCTGGGTGCCGCGCAGCCGGGAAGGCTTGATGCCGACCTTGGCTTTCGAGAAGTCGCTGAACTTGATGTCCTTCATCGGGTTGGCCGCGATCAACCGGAGTTTGAAAGCTTGTCTAAACGCCAGGGCGAGCAGCTGGAACGCCGACCGCACGTAGTCAATGCCGATGGTTTCCTGCGCTGGCCACATGAACTGATCGTCCAGGCTGGCCTTGTCGATACCGGTCAGCGGCAGGTCGCCCAGACGCGGCTTGAGGTGGCATTTGATCAGCGAAGCGCCGGTCTTCTTCCGTTTCTCGGACAGGCTGCGGTCGCGTGCCATGCGGTCTGCGTACCAGTCCAGCAGCTCGCCGGTCGTGACCCACTTCGACAGGTTCGAACCGGCACCGGCATCGAGGCGCAAGCGGATGGCAGGCAGTGCCGCAACGACCTGCTTGGCTGACAGATCGGGAAAGCTGCCGACGAGGTTCCATTTGCCCTTGCTGACCAAGTACCACGACGCCCGTGCGCGATCCCGCGTGAAGCGCAGGTACAGGCCACGGTTCTCCACGTCGCGCAGGTCACGCTCGGTGCCAGCGGCCTGGCGCTTGATTTCCGCGTCGGTGATGCGCACGGCGGCTGTCATGCTGGCTGCGCCTCATTGGCTTTTTGCTGCTCTGGGACGAAGTCGTCGCGTAGAGGCATTAGGTGAACGGGCGCGCATAAGCCCCAGTCACTTTGCTCAACCGTGCCATCTTCGAACCAGCGGCAAAGGCCTTCACCACGAACAATCCAAACGGGAACGTCCGCATGCTGATACTTAAGCCCATTAGGCGCGGTGTAAATTTCATCGAGCTGGACCAGCTGGATCAGCTCACATTGCTTACCAATGTTCTCGACCATGCTGAATGCCCCGACGATCAGCGCCAGGTCGCCCGGCTTGAATTGATTGTTCATGCTGGAACCTCAACGTAGTCAGAAATTCGAACGCGTACAGCGCCACCTTTGATGGTTTCGGCACTGATCTGCAGCTGGGTAACGAACCTGCTGTCGTCGATGCCCAGGGCCTGGGCGACGCCATCGCGTCCGGACTTGAACGCAGCGATGCAGTTGTCATCGTCACGCCGGCGCCGATCCGGCGGTATGAACTCAAGCGCAAGCAAGGCACGACCTTGGGGTACGGGTAGTCCAGCCTGACGGCAAAGCAGATAGCAGGTGTTCCGGTACGCCTTTGCGGCACGGCTTTTGGTAGCCCAGTGCGTCCGGGCGTTGGGACTCAGAACCTTTGGTGGCCAAGGCAACATCAGATCGGTGCTCATAGCGGCTGCCCCGTAACCACGTCGACGACCTCGAAAGTGCTTGGCCACATCCATGCTCCGTAACGCTTGGCCATCGCCAAATCAACGAACAAGGCCAATGCATGGTCAGGCGTCGAGCTCAGGTCATACTTGAACGAGCAGCAGAACACCGCATACCGGTAAGTTTCGATTTCTGGTAGGGCCAGGCGTCTGCCGGTCATTGCGAGCCCCCGAGGTGCATGGCGAGAATTTCAATGGTCAACGCAGCGCGATGAATCCAGAGAGCCCAAGCGTGCTGGGTCCCTTGATCGGCATAAAACCCGCCGGGGAGCTTGTCTAGCCGCATACTCATGGCGGCAGCAGCCCTCTCGAACATCAGATTTTCTTGTTCAAAATCAAGTTGCATGCCCATGTCAGAAACCCTCCTTGCCGCGCTGGGATTCCCACTCGAAGGGCAGCACGATCACTCCGCCCTCGCGCAGTCGATCAACGCAGCGCTCGCCCATCGCCACTGGCAGTGCCTGTCCGTCGAGGTTTGAAATAATCACGGTCGGGCGCATCTGCTCGTAACGGCCATTGATGATCGCGAACAGCGTGGTCAGCTCGAAATCACTCGGAGCCTCTTTGCTGACGCCGATTTCATCGAGAACCAGCAAAGACGGCATTACGAGAGCCGCAATGATCTGCCCTTCGGTACGTTCGCTGCCTTGCCGGTAGGTCGACCTGATGTCATGCAGGATCGTGCCGAGCGTTCGGTAGACGGCCGTGGCGTCAGTCTTGCGCATCAGCTCGTTGGCAATGGCAGTGCCCAAGTGCGTCTTGCCGGTGCCAGGCTTGCCGAGCATCAGCAGGCAGCGACCCGTTTCGGATATTTCCGGAAACCTGTCGACGTACTTTCGAGACACCCGTAGGGCCTCTTTCTGGCCCGCGTTATCGGCGATGTAACCGTTCAGGGTCTTGGCTGCAAAACGCTTCGGAATCAGCGCTGCGCCGAACTTGAGAGATAGCTCGTATCGCTCATTGATCCTTGCACGCTCCGCGTCCTCATCCTTCGCGATACGCATGCATTCCGGGCAGCCCGTTTTGAATACCCTGCCGAAAATCACGTTTACGGTCTGAGGAAATTGCCCATGGTCATCGCAGATCCCGGTCGTCTGTTGCGGCGGGGCCGTGGCGCTGGGCATGGAAACGACGTTTTCAGATCGCATAGCTGCCATCCTCCCGAGCGATCAGTCCAGCGGTGTAATCGCGATCAGCAAAACCGTGGTGCCGGGAATTGGGGAATTGATGCACGTTGGTTGCAGGCTGCACCTCATCCTCCCAGCGCTGGCCGTTGAGCCAAGTGGCTGGGTGCGGAACGAACCGGCCGCCGTCCTTGATCCAGGCCAGCGAAGCGCATTGCGTGGCCAGGCCCTGGGCGATCAGGGCGAACAGCTCGTCATTGACCTTGAGTTTCCGCCAAACCTTCTCGGCTGCCGCCTTCCCCTTCTTGTTCGGGTAAAGCTTCCAGAACTTGGGGAACAGATCGCCAGTCGTCGGCGACGATGCCGAAGGCGTCGGTGTGTTGAGGGGATCAGGAATCAGAGAATCAGGAATCAGAGAATCAGCCGGAGCGCTACCGATAATGGCAGTAGCAGTACCGCCAAAATCGGTACTGATACAACCTTCTGATACAGAAGGGATAACTGACTCCGGTTCATTACGATGCGGGTTCTGATGTTTGTCAAAATTCTCGACTTGGATGTAGCGCTTGCCGGATACCGTATAGCGGACAATGAAGCCCTCGGCCGCCAGCCAGGCCAGCATGCCATCGACATCAAGGCCGTCACGGTACGGAAAGAGCTCGCCTTTGATCCGAAGAGGACGATCCTCAAGGCGGCCAGCTTTATCAGCGAGCAGCCACAGACCTTCGAACAGCAAGGTCAGCATGGGATCAGCCACGCCAAGCACTTCGTTCTTGAACAACGCTGGTTTGATGTTGCGTGCGCGGGCCATATCACAGCCCTCCATGCGTGGGGGTTGAGAAATGACGCGTCAGATTTCGCGTTAACGACGAAGCTGACAACCCTTCGCAGGTATTGCTCGTCGCTGAATTGGTGGGCATAATTGACCTCGTTATGTTGTGAAGAAGCCGGTCTAGCCACCGGCTTTTTTTTGCCTGAAATTTGGTACTGGATGAATCAACAGCCCATCCGCTGTACTACCTGCCCTTCCCGCCTGAGCGGATAATTCACGTCACGCCGCTGACTTGTTCGGATGCGCTTCGGCAAGCAGCCAGGAAGCCTCAAAAGGCTTACCCCGGGCAGCAGCGAGCGCTGAGATTCGCTCGGCGTAATGGGTTTCACCTGTGTACTCGGTGCGCGGCAAGCACTCGGCGGAGAGCCATTTGTAAACGGCGCGCGGGGTCTTCCCGCACGCCAAGGCCACCACCGGAACGCCGCCGGCGTCGTCAATCGATTTCTTTAGCGGGCTCATGTGGCCTCCGGGTAAAATATGAACTTTCAGTACATATTATGTCGGAACTGAAAGTACATGCAAGCCAGTGCAGAATTGAACCTATGGTTCAGATCGAAGATTTGAGAGCGGCCTTCGCGGTTCGCCTAAAGAAAGCACTTGCAGAAAACCACATCGAGCCGTGGGGAGCGGGCGTTCGTCTCTCAAAAATGACAGGCGTCACTCCGAAGGCGGCCAGCAAATGGTTGAACGGAGAGGCAATGCCTGGCCCAGCCAAAATGAGGTCGCTATCGGAGGAGCTGAACGTGCCGCTGGCATGGCTCCAGAATGGTGTTGACGACACCTCAATGACCTCACGATCTGTCGCCAGTGCGCCATCCAACGTAGCGATGGTTGAACAACCCGCGGTCATGTACCGCTATCCGGTAGTAAGCACTGTTGCTGCTGGCGCCTGGATGGAAGCTGTCGAGAGCTCTTTTTCAGACCGATACGAGACGACTGACTACAAGGCCAAAGGCCGCGCCTTCTGGCTTGAAGTGGCTGGAGACTCGATGACGGCACCGACAGGCGTGAGCGTTCCAGAGGGAATGCTGATACTGGTGGACCCTGGCGTTGAAGCGAGGCCCGGCAAGCTGGTGGTTGCGAAGCTCCCCAGCAGCAATGAAGCAACCTTCAAAAAGCTCATAGACGATGCAGGCCAGCTCTATCTGAAGCCGCTGAACCCTGGTTACGCAATGATTAAATGCACAGACGACTGCAAAATCATTGGCGTAGCGGTACGTGTTACAGGTTTTTTGTAGGCTAGATCGGGTCATCCGGCGAGCGCTTTTGTTTAGCGTTCATCCAGTTGGGTTTTCGGCACGCGTGGTAGAATCCGAGCACAACTCTATGGAAGGATGAAAAATGCAATCGTCGAAAATCTTTGTCTTGCTATCCGTCGCAATTTGCATGGCCGGTTGCGCTGCTCCGCAGCAAAAGCCGCCCCGAGCTGCCCCGCACGAAACTCACGTCTTCAAGCCGATAGCTTTCGAATACGACTCGAAAAGGCCGGCGGCCGCTAACTTTGCCCAACAGCTTGACACCCCTATATTTCAATGCGATCTGGAAGCTGTCACAGGGAGCTATGCCGTTCGATACGGTGATCGACAGGGGATAGCTGAGTACACGCAATCGTTGCTGGATTGCAACAAGCACGCTAGATCTGAGGGTGATGCCGCAGTTGCCAGGCTGAAAGCCGCAGGGGTAAGTGCAAGGCAGTCAGAATTGGCAAAGGATCTTTATGCTAAATGGGCGGCGTATCTTTCTACGATGAGTCCCTACAGCAGGCCAAACATCCGAGCTAAGGCGGACTACGTTACCGCCAAAGAGGCGCTGGCGACCGAGGTAAAATTCGCGCAGTAG